CTGGTACGGCACGGCCGTGCCGGTGGCGCCCGTGATGACGGCAAGCATGCCGAAGGCCGCTTCATCGTCCAGGCGCACGCGCCGGACGCGCTCAAGGTCGGCCTCGCCGCGGGAAAGGTTGCCGCCGCGTCCGATGTTCATGTGAACCACCCGGTCTCGGCGCGTGCCTTGAAGCGCGCATCGCCCGCAAAGATCAGGTTGAAATCCACGCTTGAGCGCGGCAGGCGCTTCCACCGGACATCGGCGAGCTCGCCGGCTGCGGTGCGCTTCGGCTTGCCGTCGGCGTCGCAAATCGGCACCTGCTCGTGGTGGTAGAAGTAGTCGTACAGGAACTCGAACACCACCTCGTAGAACTCATCCTGCGCGTCGCTAATCGAAATGCCTTCGCAGATCAGCGTATTCGCCGGGAAGCCGAGGAAGGTCGCCGAGTTCTTGTATCCGGCGTAGCTCGAGAGCGTCGCCGCGGCCGTGTTCATGGCCGTCACGGTCGCATCGAGCATGTATCGCATGCGCACGCCGACCTGCGGAATCTGCTGCGTGCTGCCCTGGTCCTGCTGCCGGAGCGAGGTGCCGCCGATGTCCGCGCCGGTGGCGTCCGAGCCGCTCGGCGGTGCCGTTGTCCAGGACGCGCGGTACAAATTCAGCGTGCGCGTGCGCGTCACATACTCGACCATCACAGGCAGCACGACATTCCCGCTCGCCGGGTTGCCCGGGATAAAGGTGTTCGCGTCGATCGTGTAGCGCGTGGTCCACCGAAGCCCTACGCGGAGCGCCTTGCCGCCGTCCACAAACTCGGCCGTGTAGCTGCGGAATCTGGCGACCTTCTCCCAAGTCGCGGTTGAAGCGGCAGGGAATAGCGCTCCGGTCCACGGGATCACGCCCTCCTCACGCATTTGCCGGATGTCATCCGGATTCAAAATCTGCGTAGGAGCGCCGGATAGCGGAGTCTTCTCGACAAGAAGCTCCATCGTGATCACGCCTTCCGAGTCGAGCGTCGGTTCCTGCGTGTTACGCGACAGCCTGTGGTATTTGAAATTTGTGGTGCTCGGCATTAGGAGAGGTTCCGGTTGATCTTGCGGAGCTCGCGCACCTGGGCAGCGCTGCGGGGATCGTCCATGTACGCGGTGAGGTTCTCGTGCAGCCGGCTGCGCAACCGCGGATCACGCATCGACGCTTCGAAGTATTGCGCCTGGCCCTCGGTGCCGACCGCGCCGTACGCGCTCGCAAGCGCTTGGCCGACCTTCTCCGAGAGGGTGCCTTCGGCCGTGAACAGCTTCCCGAGGTAGGCGCCGAACATCGTCGGAAACTTCTTGATCTCGACGGCGAACTCTTCCATGAGCGTCTTCTCGCCGCCCGTGCCGAACGCGACGCCGGCACCGAATCCCGGCATCTCGCCAAGCCCCTTTGTGCGCGCCTCGACCTTTGCGAGACGCTCAAGCATCACGCTGTTCATCCCGGCCGCAAGTTCTCCGGTTGCCTGAAACTTCGCGAGCGCCTCGCCGGCGCCCTGCGCCGCGGTGACCATCGAATCGAATGTTTGCGTGATTGCGAGCACAGGCGCGAGCACGGCGCCGAGCATGACGGAAGCCATGCCGCCGCCCGCGCCCATGCCGCCGATCCCGCCGAGCACGCCGCCGAGCGGGCCGCCGCCGAGAGCGCCGAGCGCCGGAGTCATGGCGGCGCGCGTCTTCTGAATTCGCTGCGCGCTCGCCGCGATCTTCGCCTCGGTGTCCTTCAGGCCCTTGCTCACGCCTTCGGTCGTGACGGTGACAGGCACCTTCACTGCCGGCATCTTGTCGCTCATATGAAACCTCCCTGCTTGCGTGCGCGCATCTCTGCGTTTCGGAATCGCTTGGCCGCATTCTCTCCACGCTTGCGCATGCGTGCGGCACGGTTCGCGGCGAGCTGCACCTTCTTGGCAGCGATCGCCGACTTGCGGTTCATCTTGCGGACATCGAGGCCAATTTCGTACACGAGCGCCGAGCGGAGATTTCCCTTCTCAGCCCGGTAGCCCGCCGACATGTACTCAAGCCGGTATATGCGCGCCACGCCGGCCGTGCGCTTGCGCAGGCCCTTGCGCCATCCTCGGCCCTTGCCCTTGCGCTTCTCGCGGTCATTGTCCCACAGCTTCGGATAGGGACGCCAACCGACTTCGTAGAGGTGCGAGCGCCAACCGGGGAGCAAGTCGCCGTATCGGCCCTTCAGCTCCTGCCCAGGCTGCACCATTCCCGTGCGGACGCCGACGGCGCCCCACACGGCGCGCTTGTACACGCGCACCTTGTGAAACAGGTTCGCCTTCGTGCGGGTGGCGTTCGGGTGCGCATTCGCTCGCGCACGCGCCTCGACGCGCGAGCACCACCGCACGAGCGCGCGGCGAATCACCTTCTTGCGCATCTTTACCGGGTACGACTGCACGAGCTTCCGCATGTCGCGGATGTCATCCGGGTCATAGCTGAACTGGACCGTGTACGCGCCCGCCGACTTCAGCGCCTCAAGCCGCTCCTTTCGCTTTACGAATCTCGCCACGGATTGCCTCCCAGTCGGGGATGTCGAGCTCGTGATTGATCAGCGCGACAGGGATGCGGGCAAGATCCGTGCTCAGGTATCTCGTGGCCGCGCGGAGCACGCCGCGCGCGGCCTGGCTCAGTCCCGGCCTTCGCTGTAGAGCGCCTCCGCGGCCTCGCCGATCTTGCGCACCGTGAGGCCGTCGGCCGCGAGCGCCTCGTCGAGCGAGGCAAACACGGGCTTGCCGTCCTCGATCAGGTGGCGCCAGGCAAGCCACGCGAAGAGCTTGCCGGGGTCCTTCTGCGAGACCTCGATCGCCTCGACGAGGTCGAGCGCCGACGGCCGGCGAAGCGTGACCACCGCACCGCACAGCTCGGTGCGATGGTCCGCAAGAGAGAGCGCGTCTCTAATCGACCTCATGCGATCGTCACTGCTCCGGTGAGCTGAAAGTCGACGGCCGCGCGCACGACATCTCCGGCCGAGCCGGTGATCTCGAACCGCGTCACGATCGCGGAGGCCGTGTAGGTTTGTCCGGTTGCGGCCGTCACGAGGAGCGTGCCGGCGGTGCCGGTTGTGATAAGCGCTTCTAGCAGAGCGGTTGAGGCTTCTGCCTGATCGTAGAAAATCTCGCACGACGCGGTCGCGGTCTGCACGGTCGAAATGAAGGCGCGCGCGCTTGAGCCGATTTCGGTGACATCGACCGTCTCGCGGTTGTTGCTGATCGTGAACGAACCGCACGAGGTGATCGGTACGGTGTTGAACGAAATGCTTGAGACCTTGGTGCTCAGTGCCATGACTTACTCCGTGTAGTAGATCGTGAAAGTCTGCGCGTACTCGGCGGGAAGCGACTCGTCGCCGTCGGCCGTGGTCGCGGCGTCGGCGCTTCCGCCCGTGTCGATCACGGCCGAGAACACAATGCCGTCGTAGGTGCCGGCGACGCACGCCGAACGGACCTGCGCGGCGATCGCGAGCGCGTCGACGGTCGCCTCGGCCACGCAGCGGACCTCGATGTCGCACCGACTGATCGGCGACGAGCCGATGCCCTCGACGGTGTACTGGGCCACCTCAAAGGTGATCGCCGGCAGCGCGGTGTCCTGGAGCCGGTAGCCGTGCGTTATGCGGGCGTCGGGCACCAGGTTGATCGTGGTGCCCGCGGTGAGCATGGCGCGCACGGCGCTCTCAAGGCTCATACGACCTCCGTGCAGTCGATCACGGCCACGCGGTCGGCCTCGTCGAGGTTGCGAATGGCGTTGACGCGCAGGGTCTTTCCGCGCACGACCAGGCGGTCGACCTCGGTGAGGCCGGCGCCCTGGACGGCCTGCCACCGCGCGCGGACCTCGTAGCTCTTCAGGACGGCCACGCCGTCCGCGTAGGAGGTCTCGTTTCCGGAGTCGTTCCGGAGGTCGGCCCGGAAGCTCGCGCCGCTTGTCCAGGTCTCCACGCGCATGCCGAGCGCGTCCTGCGAGGTGGACGGCGTCTGCACGGTGGCGAGCCACTTCAGTCGGCCGGCAGAGATCATCGGATCGCCGCCTTGGTCGTGATCGACTCCAGGATGTACTGGAGGCCGAGCGGCACGGTCGACATCGAGATCGGCTGCGACGCCTCGGGGTTGTTATACCAGTGCCCGATCAGGCTGATGCACGCGTGCACGACCTCGGGCGGAAGGTTCGCGTAGCCGACGCTGTAGCTCACGAGGATCGCGGTACCCTCGTCGCGGCCGGGCTGCTCGAGGAAACGCAGCACGGGCAGCGCGTCGCTGCGGTCGATCCAATAGTCGGTGCTCGGCATCGTCGTGAGCACGGCGCCCGTCGTGTACTTCACGCTCGCGACCGACTGGAACGGCTGCACGGGGAAGGTCGTGTCGCGCCACTCGACCAGGTACAGCGTCGAATCTTGCACCTCGAGCGCGAGGCCCGTGTTCCTGGAGATCAAAGACATGGCAGCCTCGCGAAGCCTCGTGAGCTCGCGATCGTCATCGTCGTAGTCGACCTTCAA